TTGGGACAGAATTTACCCTTAGATGGATCACATCTCGGACTTAACACGTATTGATCAACGAGCATTTCCTTACCACCCATTGGAAATCGTTGATCGAACCCTTCTAATCTAAGAATTTCTTTTAGTTCGATAACTTTCTTTGATAATAAATTTTCTCTGTTTATAGGAGAAACAGGAGAAACAGGAGAAACAGGAGAAACAGGAGAAACAGGAGAAACAAAAGGACCGTTCAGCTTATTATAAATAGCATTTTTCATTTCATTCATCGAAGCTTTAGACAGTCCACTTATTTTAAGTGTATTACGAGCGTAATTATAAAGATCATCTCTTTTCATTGTATCTATATTAGGTATAGAAATTGGATTTGTATGTAAATTATTGATTTTACTTGCAATAGCGTCACATAGCTGTTTTTTAGTTACTCCTGGCATACCTGGAAGTGTTTCGAGACTATTAACGCTAATGTCGTATTTCGCTGCAAGTGCAATAATGTCATTACGAGTGGAATTCTTTTTATTACATAATTTCATATTCAAATTGTGATCAAGAAGCGAAGGAGAGTGTAAAGGAGAGTGTAAAGGAGAGTGTAAAGGAGAGTGTAAAGGAGAGTGTACAGGAGAGTGTAAAGGAGAGTGTACAGGAGAGTGTACAGGAGAGTGTACAGGAGAGTGTAAAGTAGAGTGTACAGGAGAGTGTACAGGAGAGTGTAAAGGAGAGTGTACAGGAGAGTGTACAGGAGAGTGTACAGGAGATTTATAAATTAATGTATTAGCTATAGCATCACATATTTGTTGTTTAGTTACTTTTTTCTCTGTTTTTCCTAATTGTTCAGCTAAATCTTTTAGTTTTATACCACAACGATTTGCCAAATTAATAAGATCGTTTCTAGAATATTTAGTATTCATACAAATATCCGCTTGATTACATTTCAAATTGTTAGCAGTTGGTAACTTTTTCCGTTTTGTATATGATGTTTTCTTTACTATTTCTATAGGAGTACCTGGAGCGGATAATTTTTCATTTATTAATTCGCATATTTCTTTCTTTTTTATATTGGTAAGATCTGAATTTGGTACACCGCAACGTTTTGCAGTTTTTTTAAGATCACTCTTGGAAATTTCTAAAATTTCATCACAATTATCTATACTATTACATGGAACACTTTTTGGTTTAGAAGATTTCTTCTTATTCGATGTTTGTTTACGAATTACTTTTTTGACTAATTCCTCCTTATCCGCTTTTCTACAACCATTAACATATGATGGTGTAAGACCTACTATACTTTTAGCGTATTTTTTCAGGTCTGTCATAGTCATTTCGTTTAGTTCAGATTTGGTTTTAGATTTGACCATTTATTGTGTAATAGATATTTTTAATTCTTTTAAGTTTTATAACGTAATGATTATAAAACTTAAAAATGGAGTACGAACTGTTTTGAGAAATCATTAATTTTATCTCTAGGTTTACCATATTGATTTGATACTAATCTTACATTGTTTATTTTCGTATCAAAATTACTGTGAATATGACCTGCTATCCATGTATGAATGGGTGTATTAATTATATGGTCCAATTCGCTAGTATACAACGATGTATATTTTTGATTATGTCTATGATATGGTAGTATGTTAAAGCTAGGTATATAATGAGTTACTACAATAGTTTTAAGATCTCTTTTTTTACATTTTTCAACTTCATCCTTTATAAAATTAACACTGCTTCTAAATTTTGCAGAATATATATCTGTAGTCATTCCGTGTATTTTAACGATATGTTTAGGAAGATCTACTCTAATATCGCTCCATAGAGTTGAACCTACAATCCAATAATCACCTATACGTACAGTTGAATTGTCAAGAATCCACAGATTTGAAATTTCATTCTGTATCTGATTTGATAATTTCTTTATATCTCCAAACGTCAATGGTGTAATATCTTCTTCTCCGTCTATCTGTTTTGGTTTATAATACTCGTGATTACCAAGTACATATATAATATGAGTGAACATAGGAGAAAGTAATGAGAGAAACCCGAAAAGTTGATCGTATTTATAAAATGTACCAATATCTCCTGCTAATATAAGATTAGGAGCTACTGGTGTAATATAATTCAAAGGATTCGGAATATTATCATTTCTATACTCAATATGTAAATCGGACGCGATCTGTACTTCGAAACTCTTATCCATAATTTATTTTGAATTTATATCTTACAGACATAAATCATTTTAAATATTACATTGCCGTGTCAAAGTTTTCGTCTTCAACTGGATCATCGATATCAGGTAAATCAGGCATATCGTCGATGTCTACATCAGGACCTCTCATACGTCTACGACGTCCATTATTAGTCGTAGATTGTCTTGTTGGTTGAGAAGAAGAACTTAAGTTATTAAACATACCAAATATATTCATACTTCCTGATTTGTTTTGTACTGTTTTCATTAATACGAACATAGCTGCATTCATTATAATTATACCAAGAAGTCTGAGTTCTACCGGCCATCTAGAACCCTCTGGTACGTATGATTTCTCGCCTAATTCAATTAATAGTGTATCGTATTTGTGCATTTGAACCATTTGTTGTCTGGTATATCCTTCCATATCGAACTTCAACATGTTACCTAGAAAAAATTCAACAAGTAAAAATCCTGCTATTAACCATTGTTTATATGAATCAACAGAACTATTCAAAGATACCTTGCGTAATACTGAATCGTAACTGTTTTTTAGTGTGCGATAATCAGAATGAACGCTAACTTCTGGAATATCAGCACTTGGATATGACTGTTTTAGTAAAGAGAATTTGAATAATAATTCACGCTTAAAATCTTCACCCTCTTGGTCTGTCATATTTGTTACGTCGCGCAATTCATGTCTTTTACTGTAAGCTCCTTGTTCTTCTAATTCCGCTAAAGTCGGTGGTTGTTTATATGTAGTATCATATCTATCTTTACCTCTACCCATATCTTTACCTCTACCCATATCTTTACCTCTACCCATATCTTTACCTCTACCCATATCTTTACCTCTACCCATATCTTTACCTCTACCCATATCTTTACGATGTTTTCTTTCACGACTGTACTTGTCATCGTCGTAATCGCGGATATCATTTCTTCTTGAATCATAATCTTCTCTAAGTATATCTTTCAATTTGTCTTCAAGGTCAGATCCTATTGACTTGTCTGAATATTTGTCTGAATTATAACTATCTCTGCTTTTAATACTATCAACAATACTACGTCTATCATCACTAAACTTATCACCGTCATCACTAAGCTTATCACCATCATCACTAAACTTATAACCATCATCACTAAACTTATCACCGTCATCACTAAACTTATCACCATCATCGCTAAACTTATCACCATCATCGCTAAACTTATCACCGTCATCGCTAAACTTATCATCATCACCGTCATCACTAAACTTATCAGAATAGGGGGAGTGGGTATTTTCATATTGTTCTTGTATATTGTTGTTAGATGTTATAAAAGCAATAGGAGAAGATGACGGTACGTAATCTTTATTTTCCAATCCTGGTTTTACCTTTGATTTATTTTCTAGTAATTCCAAATATAATTGTGGCATGCGAGGAAAAAATTGTTGTTTATCTCTGGGTCTATCATCAGAAGATAATGGGACCTTAACGACGTTTATTTGATATTTCTTTCTAGTCATTTGAAGAATATACTAGATGGCTTTAAGTATATTTCTCTACCAGTTTATATTTCTAAAATGAAAAATATAAACTATAAACTATAAGGTGAATAATATTATGAACTACTTTCCGTTTACTGATTTACCAATAGAATTGCAAGAACTGGTTGTTAGTAAAATGAATACGTTAACATGGATGAACTATCAATTAGCGTATAATAAAACGATATCCATATATATAACAAAAAAAGAATGGGATAATGCAAATTCAGATATATCTTCCGATACATGTTCTTATATTTCTCAAGAAAGTTATGATATGGACAACGAATTTTCTTCCGATAGTTGTATCGATACTTAATTGTTATATGAATTCATACAAATTATCTAAATCCTCAGACTGTGACTTGATTTGTTCTGTATTTCTATATTTTTCGTGTGTGACTGGATGTGAGTTTCTTTCCATTATTTCTATGGAAGGTCTTTTACATGTTTTTTCTGTATGTGATGTTTCTACAATATCTTCAATATCTTCAATTGTAAACATACGTGTATTTTTATTATGATCTTGGTTTTTGCATGTATTTTCGTATTCTCCTTCTCCTTCTCCTGTACATAATTTGCAAAATATAGTTGTAATAGTTATACCCCACCAAGCAGAAATAGCTGTTAGACTCATACATAAATTAGTTGGCATTGCTTTATTATCAACCTTGTAAGTTTTTAAACGCTTTTTGTACTCCTATCATTTGTCTAAAAGCGTCATACATTGCGTGATGTTTCATTTTTACATTTATACTTTCTAACCGAATTCCTGTAACTTCATACAAAGTCCTAGTATCTCTAACTTGCCAAAATTTCCATGGAGGATTTAGATTGCATGCTTTATACGCGTTTTCTAGAATAGGAATATCAAAATGTGATCCGTGCCCCCATATATGAGTTATTCGTCCTCCTTCTTTATACCACTTTGTGAATTTTTGTAATATATCCTTAATATGATGTCTATTATCTTGTGAGAATATTTCTTTACTTACATTTTCGGGTTGATTTTCCCACCATTTAACTGTTGATTGATCAACTTTTAGACCAACGTCTATACAGCTGTTCATATCAATACGAGAATAAAACTTATCAATTGTATTGATTCTATTATTAGTATCATATCGATTAAATTTTACTGCTCCGATTGTAACAATAACAGAATCAGAACTAACAGCCATAGTTTCCAGATCTACCATAATTTCAGACATTTATTGTATGTATATCAGTATTTAAATACTGATATACATAACATGTTTAACAACATGTTATGTTGTAGTGTAAATGAATATGTACAAAAATTTTAGTTGTTATGTATATAATATCGTGTTTTCATTTTTATTCAATATATAAATATATTTACACTATGTCTATATTATCTTCACATATAATATGATCACTATTGTCATAGTATTTCGTTGGTGTGAGAGATTTTTCTGAAGTTAATGTATGTATTTTATGGTTCAAGTTTTCTTGATATGAACGATTATTATATATGAATGAATGTGTATCAATTTCATTGTTAGTTGGTGGTTTATGTTCTTCTTTATATACAAAAAATCCAGTATTACCAGATTGTGTAAATTTGTCTGTTATAGGAGACGATCCAGTAACAAGTTCTATATGCGTATCCTCTGTAAACTCTGGAAGATACGTGTCAATTGGTTTCTTACTATGTTTATTAAAAATAGAAAGAAATATGTTTGGTATATATGACACATTGTCCATATTACCGTTTAAGGGTTCTTCAAGATCTATATAATTGTCAAGTGTGCTTATATCCTTTTTATTTTTCAACCGCGTGTATAACACGACTGATATAATAAATAATACTATAATTGTATATATCATTCTTTTACTACTGATTATATTATTATAATTAATCGAAATCAACCTTTATATACTTGTCGTATATATCTCTTATAATTTCTTTATCCATAACTTTGATATGTTCTATATCATCATCCCACCATAATTCAAAATATTTGTTATAGTATTCAGTTGAAATATAACCTATGTATCCGGGGTTGTTCTGATGCCGATGCATTACAGAATATTCTGATGGATGTGAGGTTGAATATAACCTATACAAGTTAGGAAATGTATGTGTATTTAAATTTGTATATACAAATTTACTATGGCAATTGAATAGGAATAGGACTTTAACAGATGTGAACACATATTGTAGTAAATCTTTTTCAGATCCGTTACATATACACATTGTTTTGTGTGAAAATAGTTTACTTGATATAGCATGTGTGTAGTTATTCATATCAAATGTTACTATTTTGTTTTCTTTTTCTATATCTTTACGAATATTTTCAATTGTTTCTTCCTTAAATTCTTTATGTTTATAATATTGAGTTTTTTCAATACGAAGTGATTTATTTAATCCGTGCTCTTTTTCATCATTAGTGCAACATATACATTTTAACATTTTATTCTATATAGATTGCTTTAATATCTATATAGAATAAATGTATAACAATCGTTATAAAGCAAATTAATGATATTATATAATATCATTAATGGTTATATTCCTCCTAATAAAGAACATACAGATATTTATAATATACTGTTGATTATTGTTGCGATTCTAATAATTACACATGACACAATTTTTGAATAACATACTCTTTATATCTATATACAGCTGTAGACCGTCAGAAAACGTCAACAAGATAATATATACTGTATGGTCATATAGATGTATATTTTATCTTTATTAATATCTAAATATTTTGATATGTTTATAAGTGATTTATTATACATCGTCATCAGGCCATTTACAGTACTTTATATATCTCCTTATTTGAATATTGTATTATCGTTATTTTTTCTTATTTTTACGAAAATATAAGAGAATAGATATAATTATTGTTATAACTGCTAAAATAGAGCCAATGATCAAAACTATTTCTTTACGATCTTTTCTATCTTCGTCGGCTTGATAACCGGGTATTGAATTATCAGGATATGTATTAGTGTCGCCGTTTACGAATGTTGTAAAACAATAAATCTTACTAAATATATGTACATTCTTTATTGGAAGAAATAAACTTTACTAATTTTATTTCCTCCAATATATTCTAGCTCCTCTCAAGCTGCACATTTCTCACCATCCACCTCGGAGCCTCAAAACGAGNTGAAGCGTGCTCTCCTTTTGGATGTTATAATCTGACAGAGTTCTCCCNTCTTCAAGCTGTTTACCAGCAAAAATTAATCTTTGTTGGTCTGGCGGAATGCCTTCCTTATCTTGTATCTTAGCTTTGACATGNTCAATGGTGTCGCTAGCTTCTACCTCAAGTGTTATAGTCTTACCTGTTAATGTTTTGACGAATATTTGTAACATTTTTTTGTCTTGTTATATATAGTCAATATAATTTTTAAATCTTGTTAATAAAATTTGTAATTTTTTCTAAATGAGATGTAATAGCCTCTTCGTTAATATTGT